AAATAAAAATTGTTTTAGTCCACCATTTGAAACAGATCAAGAATTAGAAACTATTATTAATCAAGTAAAAGAAAAAAAATATTTTTATTTGTGTAATACTGAAATAGCAAAAACATATTGTAATAAAGAACAGTGTAAAAAAAGAAAATATGGTATTGGCCCTGAACAATATATTCCAACGGTTGATGGTTTATTAAAATATAATACTGAACCACCATATTATGTACTATCTATTGAGGGTAAACAAATACAATTACTAGGTAAACAAATTGTGCAGCAGCAACTTTTTAAAGAAGAATTATTTGACCAAGCAGATATTGTTTGGCAATCGTTGAAAGCAAAAGATTGGAATTTATTTCTTGCAAAATTAAAAGACCAGCAAGAAACTGTTAAAGACATAAAACCAGGGGAAGTTGAACAAGATGATTTTGACTATTATTCAAGAATGTTTTTACAAGAGTGTGAGCCAGGAGATGATCTTACACAAATACAAGCTGGTTATATTTATGAAGAAGATAATAAATTTTATTTTAATTTACATTCTTTCAAAGAATTTTTATCAAAGAAAAAAGGAAGAAAAACGAATCAAGAAGTTATTCGTTATCTTAAAAATGGAGGTGCTAGCTCTACTATGAAAAATAATTTACGTTGCTGGTGCATAGAAAAACCTAAAAAAGTTGAAATCAAACCTAAGAGAGTTGATTTTGTATCAAAACGTAATGATGAGAAAACTCCATTTTAAAACTATAAAAATATTTGGTCCGCCAGGCACAGGTAAAACAACAAAATTATTAAACCGAGTCGAACGTTATCTAGAACGTGGTATAAAACCGTATGAGATTGCTTATTTTTCTTTTACAAGAAAAGCAGTTAAAGAAGCAATAGATAGATTTCAATTTAAGTTTCCATTTATACAACGAGAAGAATTAGCAAACGTTAGAACAATCCATAGTTTTTGTAGACAACGATTCAGAGAAATACCTGTAATGGATGATGATGGAGATATTAAGGAATTTGAAACTGGTATGGGTAATGTGTCTTTAGAATTTGATGACAGCTACACAGATATACGTATACGTAAAAATTGGTCGCTTCGCATATTAGATAAGGCAAGAAATATGTGTATTGATCCTGAACTTGTATACCGGAGAGAGCGAGTAAAGAAAGTAAGTCTTGAAAAATTTAGAAATACTATAAGGTCCTATGAAGAATTTAAAGTGCAGCATAGAGTTGACTTTACTGACATGGTTCAAAAATACATTGACGAAGCTGAACCACCAAAGTTTAAACTACTAATTATTGACGAAGCTCAAGACTTAACTCCATTACAATGGAAGTTTGTGTATAAACTTGCTGAGGTCGCGGAGCGGGTTTACATAGCTGGGGATGATGACCAAGCAATTTATGAATGGAATGGAGCTCTGGTAAGACTCTTTCAAGACTTTCCAGGTCGTAAAGTAGTTCTAAAATATTCACATAGATTTAATAAACAAATATTAAACTTTGCTAAACTTATACGAAGTAAAATTAAAAACTCAGAAGAGAAAGATTTTAATTGTGGTGTAGGAGAAGGTAATGTTGTTTTATTTAAAAGTTTTACGGAAATACCTTTTAATGCTTTTCCTGGCAAATGGTACATTTTAGCTAGGGTGAGAGAATGTGTTCAAGAACTTAGGGAAGAAGCATTAAAAATGGGTTTATATTTTGAAAATGTAAAAGGTAAGAAATCCTTTGATATTTATCAATATAAAGCTATTCAAATATGGAATAAACTTATGCGTCAAGAAAAGATAAAAAAAGATGAAGCTGTTCTTTGTTACGAATACATACAAGAAATAGCCAGAGGTTATAGAAAACTTGATTCGAAAAGCTGGTTAGCAATAGACCCCGATTATCAAATGGACTTTGAAACTTTACAAGTAGCAGGTGGTTTAGAAACAACAAAAAAAAGGGAACCTTGGTATGACGCTTTTAATAGGTCATTTACTGATAACCAAAAACGTTACTTTTTTAAGATGGAACAATTAAAAATAGACTTGAATACTAAGGCAAATATTATAATAGATACGATTCATCAAGTCAAAGGTGGCGAAGCGGATAATGTTGTATTATATGCTAAAACAAATTGGCCATCTGACTATGATGGTAAAAATTTAGAGGCTAAATCAAACGAAGCTAGAGTATGGTACACTGGAGCATCAAGACCAAAAAAGAATTTAATAATTTTAGGTACATCTCACAAATACAGTTTTCCTTTAGTTCAAATCTACAATCAATACAAACAAATGTATTATGACGAATAAAAGTTTTTTTAAAAAACAAGTGGGTGGATCACATTATAAAAAATATGCAATCCAACCATCACAGTTTATTAATAAAAATAAATTACTTTTTGCAGAGGGAAATGCTATTAAGTATATTACGAGGCATCAAGATAAAGGTAAGAAACAAGATTTACTTAAAGCAATTCATTACATCGAAATGATTATCAAAAGAGATTATACATGAGCCACCAATTAAATTTTATCTATCAACAAAATGATTGGGCAACACCAAAATCATTTCCAGATTTAAGTAGTGAAAAAATAATAGCAATAGATTTAGAAACTAAAGACCCCAACTTAAAAACATTTGGATCTGGTTGGCCAAGAAAAGATGGAGAGATTGTTGGTATTGCAATAGCAACGGCAAACTTCAACGGATATTTTCCAATAGCTCATGATGTTGGTGGTAATATGGATAAAAAGATGGTCTTAAAATGGTTTCAAGATGTTCTTAAAACAGAATCAACTAAAATATTTCATAACGCTTCGTATGATGTGGGTTGGATTAGATCTTACGGTTACACGATCAATGGTAAAATTGTAGATACAATGATTGCTGCAGCATTGGTGGATGAGAATAGATTTAGTTATAGTCTTAATAACTTAGCCAAAGATTATTTAGGTAAGATGAAAGCCGAGACTGAATTAAAGCAGCGCGCAGAAGAATGGGGATTGGACGCGAAAGCGGATATTTGGAGATTGCCAGCACAGTATGTTGGTTTTTATGCGGAGCAAGATGCACAACTTACATTAGAACTCTGGAATTATTTTGAATTAGAAATACGTAGACAGTTCTTAACTGATATCTGGCTCACAGAAATGGAACTATTACCCTATGTAATTAAAATGAGAGAGCATGGCGTAAGAGTTGATTTAGATAAAGCTGAACAAATGAAAAAAGATTTTATAGTAAGAGAGAAAGAAATATTAAAAGAAATAAAAAAAATATCGGGAGTAAATGTAGATCCTTGGGCAGCACGATCGGTGTCCGTTGCTTTTGATAGACTAGGAATAAAATATCCACTTACAGAAAAAACAAAAGAGCCATCCTTTACATCAAACTGGTTGGAAAACTGTAAAGAACCTATTGCAAAATTAATTAAAGAGGTAAGAGAGGTTAATAAGTTTTATAGTGCTTTCATTGATTCAATATTAAAATATTCATTTAAAGGACGTATACATGCTGAGATACATCAACTGAAAGGGGATGGTGGTGGGACTGTTACAGGCAGATTAAGCTACTCAAACCCTAATTTACAACAAGTTCCTGCAAGAAATAAGGAATTAGGACCACTAATTAGGTCATTATTCTTGCCAGATGTTGATCATTCTTGGGGATCTTTTGATTATTCACAGCAAGAACCAAGGCTAGTAGTACACTATGCTGCCTCAATTGGTGAGGGATATGAGGGATCGCACGAATTGATAAGTGCATATGAGAAAGAGGACGCAGACTTTCATCAAACTGTTGCAGAAATGGCAAATATTCCTAGAGCACAAGCTAAAACAATAAACCTTGGTCTATTTTATGGTATGGGTATAAAAAAATTATCTCGAGAGCTTGGTATTGATTATGATCAAGCACAACAAATTCTTGCTGCATATCATCAACGAGTGCCTTTTGTAAAAAAATTATCAGAAAAAGTAATGCAAGTAGCAGATACAAAAGGTTATATTATTACCTTTGGTGGTAGACGATGTAGATTTAATTTATGGGAGCCATTGACTATTGGATTTAATAAGGCAATGACACTTGAAGACGCCGAGTTTCAATTTGGCAGAAAAAATATTAAGCGTGCAAATACTTATAAAGCGATGAACAAATTAATTCAAGGTTCTGCAGCAGACCAAACGAAAAAAGCAATGATAGATTGTGCTAAAGCAGGTTATTTGCCCATAATTCAGGTGCATGATGAATTATGTTTTAATGTAAAATCTGATCAAGATAAAAAAAATATTATTAATTTAATGGAAAATTGCTGCAAGTTATTAGTTCCTAGTAAAGTTGATGCAGAATTAGGGAGCTCTTGGGGTGAATCAAAGTAAAGAATTAAAAAAATTAATGGATGCCGTACAAAAAAAAGGCGCTAAGTGTGAATATTGTGGCGTGGATTCAAAAATTAATCCTACATTTCAACTTAGGTTAGTTGATGGTATACTTGCGTGTAGTAAATGTGAGATTAAACATGAAATTAGAAAATATAAAAGTTAATGTTGGAATTTGTCCTGAGTGTAAAAATTTTTCATCATTTATTGATACGCCAAAAAAACAAATTTTTGTCTGTCATATCTGTAATCAAAAAGTAAAACAGCATGTGAACGGTAAAGTTTTATATAAATCTATTGAAGTTCCGGGTATTGAAATCACTTAAGCGA